AAGCTTGTTGGCCGTACAGCCTATGTCCCGTAGGCCGCCTTTGGCAAGCTGGCAGCCCTGGACCAGCAGCAGAACCAGCAACACCACACAGACCAGCACCCGTCGCTCAATCTGCTCAATTCTACGATAAGCGTGTTTCAGTGCTCCTTTCAATTCTTTCAGGTGTGCCGCCGAACCGACGAACTCCTCTATCATCTGTCGCACGGTTACGGCACGCTCTTTCCAATAAGCCAGTGTCTTAATCATTGTGTTCACTTTGTTCTCCTCTTTCTCCCACTATTTCCTTTAACTTTAACCCCTCCGATGACTTTTAATATTCCTTGCTGTCCCCATCCTAAATGCTTAACATAAGGATAGGGTTCTCCGATATCCGTACATTCAATACAATGTCTATCGTCTATTTGCTTGATTTGATGCAGTTCGGCAGTTATAACAATGTCGCCGACTTTTAAGTCTTTGAGGCAAGTTGGATATTTTACTTTGATTATTTGTTCTATTTTTGCTTTTTCTTCATTCATTTTTCGCCTCTTTCCATTAAGACTAAAATCATCAGGGTCTAATTTTATAAGGTCAGTATCAAGACTCATTTTTTACTTCTTACTTTGGCAAGGGCGGCTTCAATTAACGCAACTTCTTTCGCCCAGTCTTTTGGTTCGGATGATAAACCTATAAAATGTATCCTCTGTTTTACTGCCCTTACTACGTCCACCAAGTCATCGTAGCAGTCGTAGCGATGAAGGATTTCGGTAGCAAGTTCCAATGTTTGAATATGATTAAACAATCCCATCTCATCCAAAAAACCAATATCAGTTCGCTTTTGGTTTATTACGAGTTTCTTTGGTAATTCACTCATTTTTCACCTGCTTTCGCTCAAATCCTTATTACCCGGCTTGCCCCAAATATATATGGCAAGCGTACAAGGTTCTATTTTACAACTTTCGCATATTTCTGGATTTTCCTTTAATTGCTTAAGTGCTCTCCTTGCCTCAGAATGATTTGGGATGCGGTCGGTGCAAATCCGTTTTACTTTATTTTTCATTGCCATTATCATCTTTTTGCCTTAAATCCTTATTATTCCTGCTCGCCAGCCTCGTTCTAAAGCGTTTATATTTCACTTAGGTAGTTTGATACCCTTGTTTTCAATCTGGGGCAAGTCGTAATATCACAACATCTTTATCCTCTTCAATATTGCTCTCTATGCTATTTACTTCTTCGGTATTCCACTTTGCCCCGTGCTGTACTAAAACTGATAAATCTGCCGGATAATTATATAATTGGTTAATCAATTCTTGTACCGTCATTTTACCACCTCAATAGGTTATCATTCTAAAGCCTAATTCTTTACTTTATTCCAGCCACCGCTACTGTTGACATAGTAGCTACCTTTTCTCAAGTGGCCGTTTTTGTTTCGATATTTCAGGTTTAACTTGGTGCGAGTAATGGCCTCTTCCCTTGATAGCCCCTTTTTGATTCGTTTAATTTCCAGAATCGAAAGTAATTTCGTTTCAATTTCCTGCAAAGTCATTTTATACCTCAAATTAAAGTTATCATTCTAAAGCCCGTACAAAACATCGCAAATCCACTGCCGCCGCCAACAAATCTGTCTGGTGCTGTATCTGCTCGAGGGCTGTAATGTTTCGTGTATCATAAGCAGTTTTTGCCTGCTCATCGGCTATCCATTGGCGCCTGCGTAATTCCTTCAGCGAATACTTGGCCAACATTTTAATTGCGTCAAAGTCTTTCATAAGCCCCGGCCCTGAGCTAATAAACCCTCTGCCCCGGCCAGTGTGCGTAGTAAATGCGTTTCCACTGCCGAGGCAGGGGCAAGAGTAAAGCTCTTGCGTTAGAGTTTTGGGCTTATAATCAGTATTGCCTCGTCATTGTTGCCCAGGTCAGTAAACAAAGTATAAAAGTGTTTGCCCTCAACACTTTCACAAATCGAAATCTCTCTTTTAGTCTTATCTGCTCTTTTTGCTGCATCTTCTAAAAATTCGGAAGACACATAACCTCTAAACTTTGTACGTCCTACTTTTGCCATAATCCACCTTTCCTTTCTGCTTTACTCTTACTTCACTCCTTCAATAAAAGCCCAGGGGGGCGGTTAAGATACTACGGGTTTAGACGATACTATTTTTCCACATCTTATACAGATAGTAAATATTCTATGAGGTATCATTCCAACGTGTTTTTGCTTATAAGTGTTTTTGTGTTGACATTTACCTTGGAGGTCTATTTGGTTGAGTTTTGCCTGAAAAGTTTTTTCTAAACTCATATCTTCACTCCTTCAAAAAAGCCCAGGCCGGTAGTGAGAACCGTTGCGAAGCGGAAGTGCAAAACCGGCTGGGCTGATTAGTTTGGTTTGGATTGTTCGCAACAATTCTCATAAACATATTATCGGTTACCTGGCCCGAAAATACAAGTAAAATCTTTGGAGATTTTGAAAATACTTATAAACTGTTATATGGCAAGGGCTTACAGGAGAGGTATTTTCAGAGACAATTCAAGGGCTTTATTGTTGGGTATAGGTTTGTGATTTTCAGGCTCTAATTATATGCAATTTTGTCGGCCTCGAATTTCAAACAAAAATGCTACATATTCTTCCTCGGTCATTTCAAAACAAGGCCGTCCGATATAATTTTTTGCAAAGGAATTAAGTGGTAATATCTTAAACCAAATAGGGTCTTTGGAATACCATACTATAAATGCAGGGAGGCCTGCCATATCACCGAGTTTTCTTTGAACAACATAAATTGATTCATTAAGATTTATCTCTTTTATAGCACTATTTTTGTAGTCGATAATTGCTTTTGGCGTTTTTTCACTATATTCAATGACAAGCCAATCTATATCAACCAATCCTAATGAACTACCCCATTCCCGATGCTTTCTACTTATCCATTCATCTCTCCAACCACTACGCTCTTGTCTCGTCATCTGTTTTAATCTTTCTTAATCTTGTTTTTGTAATATCAATGGCTTTCACATCAACATCAAATCCATATATGAAGCGTTTTAATCGCACTGCTGCTTCTGCTGTCGCTCCGCCTCCTAAAAACGGGTCAATTATTACATCGGTCGGCTTTGTTATCTTTTCTATAATATCGGCCATTCCGCTAATGCTTTGTCCCCACTCGTGAAATCGTTTATCGTTTCTGTCGCTTTTGAAAACATCCGTAACCGTTCTTTCCGGTTTAATGTTTCGTATATACCAAATTAAAGGCTTCCAATTGCTATTTATGCGCTTGCCCCAAATGGCTGGGGCTTGTCCTGGTGTAAGATATGCTGATGTCCAGTAATATGTTAATTCTATACATTGTTCTAAAATTCGGAAAATATCAGGTAAATAACTATGTCCTGTCATAAATATTAAAGAGCCAGTTTTCTTAAGCGTGTTGGCAGCAAATTTAGCCAGTTGTGCATATAAGCCAAGAAACTCTCTGCCGTATGGCGGGTCGGTAATGATGTAATCAACTTTTGATGGTATGAATTTTGGTGGATTGTTTATATCACCCACGCCCAATTTGAAATATTTACCCCCGAGCGGTGCATTATTATCTATATCTGGCTCAAGGAGAGTTTTTGGAAACCATAAGGCAAGCCAGCGATTAACCGACCTGCGGCAACTGCCTATTTCTTTGCAATAATTAGTCCAATTAAATCGTGGGTCATTTGTCTCATGTTTTTGGGCAGCCTTTTCTGGGGGTATTGATAATTTCTCTCTTGCAATCCATAGTTCGTTTGCCATTTCCTTTGTTAGCATTTTCCATTTATAAATGTAAGTTTTGATTTTCGCTGTCGATTTGTCATAATTCCATTTTTTTGGGATTTTAGGTAAGTCAAGTTTCAGGGCTAATTCATTCATAGCGTCTCTGTCTTAAAAACAGTATTATCGGTTATTTGCCCCAAAAAGCAAGAAAAAAAGTGAAAATATTTTTTATTTTTGTCTTGCCAGGCGTCTTTAGTTATGGTATAATGCCCGATGAAAGTCGGATAATATATATGGATAGTACATTACTTAACGGATTAGGTGTTTATAGGCTCGTTGGCCTTGGCAGCGATGTTGGGGCTGACGGGCTTTTTTTACAATTAAATATAAGACCTGTTTGCGGACAGGCAAGGGCTTTGCCGTAAGCCGGAAGAAATCGGCAAACGACTTTATTAACAAGAGGCGCAGAGAGCCTACTGTGTCCCGCTTTTAGCGTGGTTGGCCCCTATTTCCAAACCAGCTTAGTCAGCGAAGTAACGTTAGGGATGGGCACTTTTCCTGCATACTGCTTTATACGGGAAAGTTAGTCTGTAAGCTTTTTGCTTATGGGCTATTCCTGCGCCTACATTACCGGGAAAGCAAAATGCAATTTACAAGACTTAGGAAAGCGACTAATACACAAAGATGTTATTGGTCAAAAAACTGTAGAAAATGGGTAAAGTTTTGGTGTTCTGAAAACAGACATTACTATTGTGGAAAGCACAAGAAGAAGCTTCAGAAAAAGGAAGTAAGCAAAAAACGGATGGCCTCAACTTGTAAGAGTATGAGAGCCAAAAGAAAAGTAGTTACCGCAAGAGTGCTAAAATTGAGGGAAAATGCAACTTGGGCCGAAAAGATATTCAAAGATAAAATGAGGGTTGCGTGCCCTGTAAAGTTTCAATTTCAGCGGGGATTTATAAAAGGGGGCTATTTTGCAATTGTCGATTTCTACTTACCGAGCAGGAAATTGTGTATTGAGATTGATGGGGAATACCACAATAGCCCTGAACAACGAAGAAAAGACAGGCATCGAGACAATTGGCTCAGGACAGCAAGAAAAATGAAAGTGGTGCGGATAACTAATAAACAAGCAATAGATATGAGCATTGAAGACGTAAAGCAATTATTTATAAACTTATGCCAAAAATAGGTTATAAAAGACGAGTAAAACTTACAAAGAAGCGCAGGAAGGCTAAAGGTTTAACAAAGGCAGTAGTACAAAGGGCTTATGATAATTTACCTGATAGAGATACCAGCTTACCGCCTAATTTGTAGGTAAAATAATGGCTAATTCAGCCCTCACTCATATAAATCTACTAATATCTTAGGAAAACGCCTTAGGACGCATCCTCGTGCGAAAAAAAACTATTCTATGGGCAAGATTTAACTTGCAAAGAATAAATTTTCTGTTATAATCAGGTTATTTGAAAGGAGCGAAAATGAAAGCCAAGCAATCCAGTTTTACTCTGATAGAACTTATAGTTGCTACTGCAATTTTGGCTATGGTAATTTTCTTTGCAGGCATAATTTTCAAAGTCAGTATAGGGGCTTTTCGCATTGGAATTGCAAATGCTGAAATTATGCGAAACCTACGAGCCCTTACTGACCAATTAAATATCGACTTCAGAGGTGTCCATAAAGGTATGCCTATTGTAGTATGGCCAGACCGCATCGTATTCCTTGCAACTGGAGATTTTCAATCATTTAGACAATATCCTTATGAAGACCCTAACGGTGATATATTCTCCAAAACAATATGCGGTAATCTTGCAAGTATATTTTATGGCATAACCGATGTAGTAATAGATAAAGATGAAAAAGGGAACGATATTTTAGGTGAGCCAATATTGTCAAGAGGACAAATGATATTGACTTCCGATGATTCTTTATTGCAAAATCCGCCTGCGTTAAAATTAGGTGAATATTGTCAGATGTCTTTTTATGAATTTAGAGCTGAATGCAAAAACATTTTTGGGACTAAGCTTAGATGGGCGGGAGGGAATTTGCTGCCTTTAGACATTACTTCAGAACAGGATTTAACAAGGTATATGATTAAAGGAATAAGTGCTTTCAAGATAGAATATGAGCAATGGAACAACAAAAAGCTGGATTGGCTTTCAGGAAATAATATTTTCGTAGATGCTGAACACGCTAAAGGTCATAGCACAAGAGCCATCAAGTTCACTTTTACACTACACGATTCAAAAAGGATTATAGAGAACGGTCGGCGGTTTACTCATATTGTTTATATAGATAATTAAAAGGATACGCAGTACCACAAAAATCAAAATGAAAACTAAAAAGTAAAGGAGCGAAAATGAAAACTATTATATGTAGTATGGTAGCGTTTGTGATAATAATTGCCGGTCTTGCTTATGCCAGACAAAAACCTCTAACTACGGAACAAAGAATGGCGATACACAAACGGCAACTTGAGGAGCGCAAGGAAGGTCTTGAGCTTGGTGAAGTTAGACCATCCCGCTTCTCACAGCGGCAGGGAATAAGACCAACAAGAACAAGTATATATATTGCCATTGCCGTTGACGAGAGATACCTATATCTTTTAGACAGGAGTGGGCGGTTAAGCAAGATAGCTAAATCAAATATTACTATGGCTGATTATAAACGGTAGCCGGGTCTATATCGAGCTTGATTCCCTTATCTAAGGTTATTTCCGCCCCGTAATTGTAAAGAGTGGGTACGTCTATTGTCCCCATATTATTATTCAGATTTATTACGGCGCCGGGATAGGCATGCATAGTCGTAATTATTTTGCTCACATCATCATTTACGGTCGAATTTGCATCGAAAGTTCCGCCGAATATATGGGCGGTTGTAATAGACGGTGCGCCGCCTGTTGATTCCGGCACCCAATTAAAAGTCCCTTTATGTAGTCTCAACAGAGTTAATAATTGGTCGGTAGTACCGCCTCCGCCTTCTGTGCCAAGAGTAAACGTCCCGCCATTCATTTCAAGCAATGCTATGGCACTATCGCAAACAACAACGCCGGTAGCCATATAAATCGTCATCGCATACGTTGTGGCCTTTATGCGTTCACAATCATTATGTATCGTTAAAGCAACATTTGAAGATTTGTTATTTGTGGGTGAGACGTGAAGGTATTGAACGGCCAAACTTTTTTCCGCCGTTCCATCATAACCTATATAAACAGTGCCGGCTATTGTATATAGATTTGTTACTTCACAAACCCAATCAGCATCACATTCTTCGCCTGTCAAATATACAATAGCGGCAGCATTATTAACGATAATCGTTGGTACAATTTGATGTGCACCAACGGCAGTTTCAGATATTTCAATATAATAAGTACCAGAACCTTCGATGATTATCTTTTGTGCAGAGGTATGTAATGGTACTTGTGTCGCACCTATACCACCCGTGTAAGTGGATTTGAAATGCAATAGGTCAAAATCAATACCGCCAGTATTACCTATCGCCATCCCGGTAAGCGGAGCAACAACGGATGTCGTATCAAAAACAACCTCATCTGCCGCAACAGGTGCAGTGTCCGCCGTCCAATTCGCAGCAGTAGTCCATACCGTTGTCGACGCACCATAATCCCAAGTTCTTACAGCCATTATATATCTCCTTTTACCATTTATCTAATTTGCATTTTTCTTTTTTGACTCGCACTTTTGCGGGAATATAACAGTGGCATTGATTACACCACATCCTTAGTCCTTTCCAGCGGTTATCGCCGCAATTCCTGCAAATACTTATTCTCTTTTGTATATCCTCATTGGTAAAACCTATTGCCAGATTATACCAGCCGGTTATTATATTCTTTATTTTTTTGCCACAACATCCCATTATATCAATGCTCCCGTGCACGGGTCGTAAATATCAGCAGTGCCATCATATCCTATAACATTTGCCGCCTCACAAGCGACAGCGCCAATATAACTATTGGTAGTCTCGGCAGTACAGCAACCTATAATTCCTGTATGGTAATAATATTTACTGGAGGATAGATGCTGTACTGCAACTGCCATATTATTATCTGCGCATATATTTACTTGAATCTCGCAAGCATTCCCTGATATAGTTAATGCCTTATCATAATAACAATTACCAAGTCCTGCTCCTACGTTTTGCACAATACAATGTCTACCATTCAATTCTGTAATAAGAGCACCGCCAGTACAAAATCTGACATCCGCAAATTCGATACATAAATGAGTTGGAGTTTCATTAGCTGCCATACAACTGCAATCATTACCTGAATAATTACAAGCGCAAAGAGTAGTACACCAATGCGTACAACAACTTGAACATAACCCACCAGCAGCCACTAAAAGTTTTCCGTCTTTCATATAAATCATTAGCAAGCCGTACCATCATCAAACACAAACGGGAAATACCACTTACCGTCCCAGTCTTTATAGACAGCCAACTTATCTCCCTGAATTAAATCAGGCCAGACATCGCCATCGAAATCGTTAGTACCCAAATGAGTGCGTGGGTAAACATCAATCGCAGCACCAACTTCATTGCCATCCTGGTCTAATAGTTTACAGGTAAAAGGGCCGGTAGCGTTAGAAGGTATACCGCCTTCTTGGATTTGAACAGAATAGCCACGATTACTAATATCAACATCTCTTGCCCTTGCAGGCGGCATACGGCTTGATATATGAGTCCCCATCGGCGAAGTAACAACTCTGATTCCTTTTGACCCTGTAATTTTAGAATTGATATTTATACGGTCAACTAATTTATTAACCACGTCGGGGGTAATATCTCGCCAGCGTTCTATCTTTTTTAATTCGTTCATCTCAATCCGTCATTCACAGTATCGTCAGGGTCATCAGGATAAGGAAGCACATCGAAATTAGCCGTTTCGTAAATACCAAGCGTTAGACTATAAGGCGTATTCCAGCCGTCGTAATTATAAATATATGTTAGCGTAACTTCGTAATTTCTATATCCTATCTCATCACAATGAAAGCCCGAAAACAGCCACTTGCCGGTATCGTCTCCGGTTACATCCACCCACGCAATTCGACGGTCTCGAAGTTTTTTGATATATGCTTTTAACCAATCGCTTTCGTTTACTTTGCCGATAGTATTTTTAATAGCATTCCAATCCCAAGTGTTAAGATTCATCTTTTCAACCATTACTATATTGGCGGCAGGTTTCGGAACGGGCGGCAATTCGATAAGCGGTTCCCAAACATCAGTCCAGAGAGCGCCTGTCCCTGGCTCGTTATCCGCCGCTCCGGTATGGTTTGTAGTACATCTATAAATTACAAAATCATTAGTCCTGATATAACCCGCTACCTGTGCTTCTGCCGCCCAGGCGGTATATTTGATTGAGAACTTTTTGCCCCAGGTAGTCAGGCCGCCCGCCCCTGCGTTGTCGGTAAAATCCCAGTATTTATCGTCGGCGTTGTTAAGCTGGATTGGCTCGTAACTAAAATCGAATAAAGTAGTTATAGATGACATTTTATCCGGCAAGTTTCTCGGATATGCCAACCCCTGCGTAGAATACAATATTTCGACACGGGCGTTTTTATTATTGAGCCACCAATAACGAATATCGGTAACTCGTAAGTCCTCTCGGTATGGCGACCACGCCAATCCCAATATCGGTAAGGCAGTAGTGCCATCACCGCCAGCATTAATATCATCATCAGAACAGGTAAAAATCTGCGTGATGGTAGTACCTTCTTTGGTTATGTGCATCCCTCTGGATGTCCAATCTTCTGAAACTGCCATTAGTAAAACTCTCCAACTTGTCTTCTCGCTATACGCTCTTCTGTTGTAAGCCTCAGTGTCGCTTGTTGTCCGCCAATTTTCTGGGTTGCAAATTCCCTTGCTGATTTAGTCTGCGCCAAATATTCAATACCTGTAAACATTGCCCGCAATCGAGGAAATTCTTTTGCAAGCCCTGTCATAATACCTTTGCCTAATGCTTTACCAATTTTTTCGCCGGCAGGAAAAACATCGGCTTTCATAATCTTCCACATTTCTCTAAATATCCAGATAATCTTTTGAGTCCATACTCTTATAACATCCTCTAATCTTCCTTCTCTTATAACATCAATAGTGGCGTGAATATGGGCAGCAACCGTTATTAAAGCATCGGAGACAGCTTTGCCCCATTCTACAAATTTCTCCCTGTTTTCTATCAGCCAATCCCGCATTATTTTGGATGCTTTTGTAAATATCGGTAATAATTCAGTGCCATAAAGAGTAGCAACATTAGCAATTTGCGTTCTAAAAGAACGCCATACATTCGTTGCACTGCCTACTGTTCGCTGCAAATCGCCTTGCGATTTAGTCGTCTGTTGTAGAATAACGCCAAAGCGGGCCATAACCTTTTGGATTTCCGTTAGTTGTTCTTTGCCTTCAATCATTCCTTGATTGAGCGCCCATTGCTTTACTGTAGTTTCGCTAACAAGAATGCCTAATCGTTTCAATGGTATTACCATCCCTGTAATTCCAGATTGTATTTTTTCAAACGCTTCCTCAGCCTTGAGATTGTAAAATGAGGCCATGTCATAGGTAAGTTCAACTAATTTTTTACTCATCTCTGCTGTCTTTTTTGGGGCAATTCCCATACTTTCCAGCATTACATTAAAAGTAGCAACATATCTGCGTATATTGAAAGCATTAAGGCCAAGTGCTGCTGAAAGTTGCTCGGACCAGTTGCGGGTCGCCGCCGCCATTTGACCCATTGATACTTCAAAGAGGTTCTCGGATTCTTCGACATCCATAGCCATCTTGACCGCAGCCGTACTTATAGCCACGAATCCTATCGTCGCCCATTTGCCTGCCCTGATAATAGTGTGGGTAATACGTCTTAACATATCAGAGACAGACCTAAATGCCTTACGCAGCCCTGCCTGTAAGGGTTTAAGATTCGCTCTGATATTTACCCAAGCTTCGCCCAATCTTGGCATTATGGTTTTCCTTTAGGAAACATCCTTCTTGCAAGTATAGCACCTTGTTCGCCAGTCAAAGAAACTTCTCTGTCTTCTTTGCCTTCCTCACCGTATTCCAATTTATGAATTATGCTTATCTGCCTTAGCTTTTCCATAAATTTTGTATAAGTCATTGACATTACTTCGCTTTCGCTAAAACTATAAAATCTACATACTATCGCTTTTACTGTTTCCCATTCTATTTCTTCTTTTTCGGAGTCCGTGTCCGTTTTTTTTTGCGAGCTTCTACAATCAACTCATTGATAGTAGTAGTTTTTCCATCGGCCAATTTAACTTCATGTCCAAGTACTTTCATATCGACAGATATGCTGGGAGGTTCTTCCGGTAATGGAACAATCTTATCCCCGATAGCTATTAACTCCTTTGGGGTAAGTGATTGTTTTATTATTTCCTCTGTAATATCAGAATGCTTTTTCTTTATTCCCAAATAAATCCCATAGGCGATACTATCAAGACTATCCATTCCCCCGTCTATTTCATGTTCTTGAACTGGTTTATCCAAATACTCTAATAGTTTTAACGGGTCAATATCGCCAAGTCTTTCAGTGGTTGCTATCTGCCTATCTTGAATCTTTTTTCTTTCGGCTTCTTTCGCTTTCTTTATTCTATCTCTTATCAATGTTAAATCTTCAACGGTAAGTTCTGAAAAAGTATATTTCGTACCGCCTATTGTAATTGTTTTCATTTTCTCTCCTTTATGGTCTTACTCCCGCCGATGCCGCCCATACTATCTGGCCGGAACCCTGAAAAGTATAAGTTACCGTAGCGATACCATTCACCGTCGCCCCATATACTATTCCTGAAACGAAGGCCTCGCCATACAAAGTCGTATATGCAGGTGTTACCGTGTCCCATACAAGATACAATTCCAGTCTCGCAGTAGTCTGGTCTCCGATTGATAACGGTGTACCATCCCCCTCTAATGGAATCGAACTTCCGGCAATTGGTAACAAACAATTAACAACAACCGTCCAGTCCTGAAAGCCAGTCCAATAAGTTTTCCAGGTAGCCTGCATAGCAGTCGCTTCAGCCACTTCGCGGGTCACATCAAGCGTCCATGATTGCCCTTCCGCTACAAGGGTATCCGTTGTCTGCGAGTCCCAATATATATTTGCAGATTTACCGTGTAAAATTGCCATAATTATCTCCTAAATTACCGCCGCCTCAACTAATGCACCGGAACCCTGAACGGCGTATGTTACCTTGATAATATCATTTTTATCAGCAGTTACCGAAATACCAATCACCATACCATTGCCAGTATATTTCCTGCCTCCTGTCGCCGCAGTAGTACTTTCTAAAACGACCGCAATCCCATCGGGGTCTGTCGAAAAATCGGTAGCCAAATCGGGGTCTAACCCAGTCGAATTGAAATCGGATTCTATCGTGGCCGTCCAATCGAGAAAGCCCGCTTTGTATTCCTTCCAGTGCGTAGTTGCAGCTACGAGCGAATCATCCATTATCGTACTCTCCGCCACATCACAAGTGACTTCGACACTCCATGCAGTTACATTAGCAACGTCACCACCGGCGAAAGATATGTTACCCTGTTTACCGTGTAAAATAGCCATAACGTCTCCTTATACGTTAGCGTTCTCTTCTAACTGGTCTGTCCCCTGAAATGATAAAGTACAGGCTCCGAGAGAAGTAGCGGACGCCGATGGCCCGATGCCGGTACAGATAGCATTGCCTTTATATATTCTTGCGCCCGTATCTACAATAGTTATAGTTAGTTCCGCCTCTGTCCCGCACACTGTCATCGCACCCATACCAGCTAACGGCAAGACACACTCTATTACAGCCGTCCAGTCTTTGTGGCCGGACACATATCCTTTCCAGTGTTTTGTGGCTCCCAACGCACTATTGTCCATTACCGAACTACCCGCCATATCAGCGGTCACTGTTAGTGTCCAACTGATTATATCAAAGGTCAGGCCGGTAAAGCTGCCCGCCCCTCGCTTGCCGTGAAAAACAGCCATAAGTTACTCCTTTTGTATTGCCAAACTATACATAATCGTTATCTGCCACACCTCATCTACAAACCCTACGTCCACAATAGTCTCTCTCTGCATCTTTATATGGTGATAGCCATCAGCATATAGTTCCTGCCAGTTAAAACAATTATCTAACTGCTCTGCTAATATCGCTATGTCCTGACCACCATCATCGGCGGAACTGAACAGATTAAACTGCAAATCTACGGTAGCGATAACATCGTCTGCGTCGCCCATAATCTCTTCGTAGGTTGTACCATTAAAATAGAATACTCCATAAGGACTGATAGCATTTTGCGGGGCCTGCTGAAAATATAATCCCGTTAGAGCGTTCCTTAATATTAGATTGCTCTTGTACTTCTTCATAACGGCTTCAGCGACTTCGGTTATCACGAATTAGCCCTCTTGAAAATCTCACCTATTTTGCGCTTATCTTTCCTAACGGTAGGCATTAGATACGGTCTTTTAGTCATAGTCTTTGTCCCCAATTCCAAATATAACGAATAGGGCATATCGGAGCCAACCTCTCCGAGAACATTTATGCCCCTGACTTGTACTTTGCTTTGTATAGATGCCCGAAGATTACCTGTATCTATTGCAGGGGGTTCGCCTGGCATACTGGCAATATGAATTTTGCCTTTGCCCTTACTATAAACTCGACCTGTACCGATTTTAGGAAAAGACTTTTTAACATCCCGTTCAACCATAAGCGTTGCCTTGTGCATAGCATCAAGATTGGCTTGCGTTGCAAGAGTTAGGACGGAAGCCCCGTACCATTTTATCTTCGTTTCAGCCATATCAATATCACAGCCATAAGCAGTATTATTACCGCTGTCTCGATTATCTGACCTCCATAATATCTATTTGTAAATGCCTATCCAATATCGCTACGTTATTAGTTCCAGTAACCTCAAAGGTCTTTCCGGCCACTACTATTCTATCGCTTTCGGCTATTGCCTGATTTGTAGTGGAGCCATCGCAGTACAATCGCCACCCTTCACGAACGGTCATCTTGCCGTACATATCTATCTCTGAAATATTCTTATTCGATATTCGACATTTCAAAGCGGCTATTCTAACGGTATCGTAATTTTTGCGCATACCCCCCATCCCCGTCTGTGTAGTGGACAGTTGATAAACTACCGCAGTCGAATTAAAGAAGTCGCTAATCGCCATCGTATCCAACTGATAAAGCCCATTCTTTAGTTGTTAATCTATAATGCAGAATCCTTTTTATCTTGAGCCAATAGATATAAAAGATTTTCATACTGCATATCTCCATCTCATATACGGCGCTAATCTTTTTGCTATATGTTGAGGGATGTCCCTTGCTCCGCCACCGCCTTCATTGGCATAGACTATTTTATGGTCGGCAAGCCGTTCTTCTTTAACGGTAGAATCCGTTTTACGACTTCTGTAATAAGTATTTATAAGGTCGATTGTTATCTGCTCTAAATCTGCCGGTGTAGTTGAATAGCCTGCCGTATATCTAACGATTATATTATTATGCCCTGATGTAAAACCAGTCGGCAGATATATAATTCCCCTATTGGCATAAATTTGATAGTCCGATTCGGGGTCGTCTGGGCACTGGACGTAGGCGTAACTATCCAAGCATTCTAATCCCATAACCGGTAGGAGTTCATCAGCCTCCCATACTCCATAAGTAGATGATTGCAGAGTAGCTGTCCAGCCTGTTGTTAATTCATCGTTTATCTTCGCCACCAATTCTGTTAATGTATAATCGGCTAAAGTTAATTCGTCATTGCCGTCGTTAGTACCGCCATCGACATACAAAGTCATATTAGTAACATCAACAGTTGCCCTTGCGGTATAGGCATCGCTATTAACATTAGTCAGCCGCACCATATCCGTTCGGCCTACGGATAATAAATTGATTGCCGTAATTGGGTATTCTTTTAGGAACAATTCGGTTGTCCCGTCTCCGTCATATTGCTGCCGATAAGAGGCCGAGCGTAAAGTCCTATCGCAATACCCTTCAATCGCTGAAGTCGCCCTGCTAACTAAATAACCTATCAGAGTATCGTCGTCAGTATGTGTTATCCCCGCATAGCTTTTGTAATTAGCCGTACTGGTCAATGCGCCAGTCGTTGCGGTAGGCGTATCTTCTATACCGAGACAGAGAAATGTATAGCTTTTAGCAAGCGTAATGCTTGATACAACGGCTGTAATCCGTATTGAATAAGATTTATAACGCTCAAAACCATTAGCAGTTGTGCAGGCAATTTGCTTCAAGCAAAAACCAGTCTTAGCGTCGAAGTCTTTTGACATCGTCCCCGTCAGGATTTCGGTAGTAGTAGTATCTTCATAGACGGCATAACTAACATTGCCTGTAGGCGTAGCCGCCGCACCCGTACCATCTTTGGTATTAATCGTGAAGGTCAAGTTTTGACCTAAAATACATTGTGCTGGACATCCCATATCAATCCTCTATAAATGGCGCACTCCCACCAGCGGCGGTATCTGCAAGTATGGCATCGAGAATAAGGTCGAGCCGCCCACCATTTATCCAATCAGTTAAGACAGCGGCCCTAACAACTGACAATCGTGTATTTGTTGTAGTCGTAGCGGCTATTATGGTATCTGTATTATCATAAGTATTATCGATTTTAGTTTCTAAAGTATTGAGAATCCCATCTTTTAATGCCTCAAGGCTTTCGGTGGTATTGGTAAAATCACTCCAGTCAGCCGTTGCATCTTTACTTACTATCTTTGCAAGTGCGGTATTATTAACAACGTCATCCGCTCCGCAAGCGACTTTCATTAGATGGTCGAGATTAATATCAGAAAGAGCAGTGTCGGCTTGAGTATTAACTGCGGCAGCAAAACCGGAATCGCCAATCGTTATCGTTCCACTTGTGGTACTATAAGCACAACCATTAACAACAATAGTCCCAGTAGTGTTATACAAATCAAATGGCCCTGTCCCTGCACTTGCCGAGACAGTCGAAAAGGAACAGCCCTGAAATATTATCATAGTGGAAGCGTGGGTTGTCTTGACCCCATAAGCTTCCCCACTCTGGTTAGCTCCGCCGTCCACATCGAAAAGACAGTTATTAAATGTCATATTAGCCGCAGCAAATGCGTGGTCTATACAGCCACCAAGATTATTTGCAGTTGTATCTATTCGACGGGCAATAATAGAACAATTATTAAAACATCCACGACCGCCTCCAAAAATACTGCGGGAATTAGTGGTCGTACCATAAGTACCGTCTGTTATAAGAACACAATTATCGAATACAAATCCGAGAGCAGCATGTACATTAACACCGTCATATTTGCCTTTGATTCTGGAATTTTTAACTATGTAATTAAACGAATCCGTCATAAGCAATCCGTCAGTCCTGCCGTACATAATACAGCCATCTATCAATATATCAGTTTTTCCATCTGCGTTTACTGCATAAATATCCGTGGTTGCCTCCAATGCCTCTATGTTAAGATTCAATAGGGTACACCCGTTTTCGAGCACAAGGGCATTTCCAGAAGCTGGGACTATTTTGGATTTGTAACGGTCAGTACCTATAATTGTGAGGGTTTTATTTGCCGTATCCAAATTGACAGTTTCGGCATAATCTCCTGGCCAGATTATAATGGTATCACCAGAAGCGGCAGCAGAGAGAGCCGAGCCGATTGTAAGTTTAGAATCATTTACCAATGAAATAGGATATTGCTGAGCAAGACCACCATTAGCATCGTTGCCGGTTTTGGAAACGTGAAAAACGTGGTCGCTGTCATAAATCATATCCACTCCTTATGAAGCTCGTGCTCCAGGCACTAACGGTCTGTAACGAAGAAAAATAGTTGCTATTCCGGTACTGGGGGTAGATGTAGATAGTTTCAAATCAATCCCACCGACAGGTACAATTATCGGATTATTGTCCAAGCCTTCGGGCAAGTCCGTACCCGTAGCCGCTTTCACCATAACAACCTGACTTCCGCCGACAACATAGAAGAAATCGCCTTGTGCAGCACTCGCTATATCGGGAGCAGCAGTTCCTTCGCTTATATGAGTTGAACTGCCTAAGGTCGGGTCGGACTCGAAATGTATTAAGCAAGCATTCGCAGATACTGCTGTTGTAATCTCCATAACTAACACATCAAGAAGTATAGGCCCGCCAGCCACAGTAAAGACATCAACTACATCGCCACCCGTTAGAGCAACGGCGGTATTCTGGATACATCGAGATTCAAAATGTTCGTATGCCATTAAATTATATCCTTCGTCCGTTCAAAAACTTTTCTGGCCTCGTGAGCGTCAAGCTCTATTTCATTTACGGCAACAAATTCGTCTGATTCGGTTGCGAGAGCCGCCAAATCGTGAGTAATTTTGGCCAATTCATCGAATAATTCTTTTATCGTTTTCATTTTACTATCCTCGATACCAAACTTGCATAAGTCAAAGCACAGCCCAATAAAAAGGTTAATAATGATATAACAAGCGTAGCCCAGACCGGAAGCCGGTCTCTTAACTTATTAAGAGCCGCCCATTGGTCTTCGTTCTCTTTCTCTAATGTATCAAGTCGCTGGCCGTGAACATCGCAGGGATTATCCATAGTTAGTCTCTGTAATAAAAGTGGATACAACCTGTGTACTTACCGTCTTTGGTACAGGATACGCTGATAGATTGACCGTGCGGAATGACCCAACCGCCAGGCACGCTAAGCTCGGCATTATAATTCTTTAATGGCTGTTTCTGAGCGTAACCTACATAAGCATTCGATTCGGTTGTCATATCGCCGGAACCGTCATTGACATAAAACAATCCACCGGCTGGCTTACTACTGGCTCCATTGATATTACCAGGCGTAACCGCTGTACTATTGGCAATCGTAGCAGAAAATGTACCGCCAAGATTTATCTCAAGTATGGCATTATCATCAGTATCGTTACCAGCTACATTGACTTCGGTAACTATTATATTTCTGCCTTTGGCGTCTTCGTTAATTATCAAGGCGATAAGATAATCGTCTGCGCTGAGAGTAATCCCGTCAATATGCAGAATATACGCATCGCCATTGAGGGCAGCTGTGAGAGCAGGATTGTCCGTTGTTACCTGCAAATGCTCATTTCTTACATCGGCTTTGTTCCCGTCTTTAGCACCTTCTATTAACATAATTTTGTCTCCTTAAATGTTTTGCTTTTTAACATTCCTATTCTCTAAAATAAAAATAGACATTCATGTTGTGAAGCCCTATTGTTAAATCCTGAAAAAACAGCCGTGTTCCCGAAGCTAAAATTATCCCCGCTGGGAAATCAAAACTGCGAAGCAGAAGTGCCGTTTCGGAAAACTTTAACAATGCTACAACGCTTCCACCAGTAATAGCCAATTCGGTAGCATCCTGTGTACAATCAACATCTGCATTATTACCGTAAGCAGTATTCATATTTATCGGCGTAAGCACATCCCCAGCATCCGTACCTGCATCGGTAGCGCCGAGATAAACTGCAATCTCCTGTTTGGCGGCAGCATGCCATCCTTCAATCTTGAAAATCACCAAATCTCTTGAGTCATTGTTTTTCAAATAAAAGAAATCCTGAGTTGCGCCGGCGGCGGTCGTTATATCCGATAAAACAGAATAACAATCGCCCCTCAAGTTGGCTTTTAACGCCTCGCTTGCAGTCGATACGGCTAAATTGTATCTCTCATCAACTCCAGCTTTATCTCCCGAACCTGGACTACCTTCTATTGTGGCTTTCATAATTTACTCCTTAAAAAATATTTTACTTTTTAATATCTTCCATATAAAAATACAGGTGCATATCCACAACGTCTCCCATCTTAGCTTCCATGTGCAATCGTGTACCAGGTGCTAAAATTATCCCTGACGGAAAATCAAAGGTCTCAAATAACAGCGTAGTATGGTGAAACTTCAATGTCGTTACAATACTCCCGCCCGTAACTGCCAAGTTAGTATCATCTGAAGCACAATATACATCGGCGGTATTCGTAAAGCCTGAATTGTTATTGACTTGAAGCTCGGTATCGCCAGCGCCCGTACCATCGTCCGTAGCGCCGACTAAAACATTCCATTCCTCATCAACATCGACACACCAGCCTTCGATTTTGTAAATTACCAAATTGCGGTAATCGTTATTCATCATATAGAACCAGTCTTGGCCGGCACCGCCAGGGTCAACGTCGTCAACGACAACAGTATAGGCATCGCCTCTTAGATTGGCTTTCAAAGCAGCGACTTCGGTAGTAACCTGTAATTCATTGTTAATTACAGCAGCTATCCGACCCGAACCCGTGCCGTCCTCAATTAACATATCCATAATTTTCTCCTTAAAACATTTTACTTTTTAATGCTTTCAATCATTCATTGCACTTGCGATTGTTTCTAAAAGCTCACTGGATTTCTTGGCCTGTATTAGTAATTCGTCCAGCCGAAAAAGCATCTCTACCCGCAGAGCAGCAACGCCTTCGTCTTTCAAAGACCATTTGCCATCTTGAAAAATCATCAGGTTGCCTGTGTCCTTCTCAAAAAAAGTCGAAGCAGGCGGGCAATCGGTCGGCTTAATATCACCGGATTCGCCAAGAAATCTTTTTATTGTAGATAATAGTTGTATCATAAATTACTCCTTAATGTTCGTGGCCGTGCCCGGCCAGCATTTCTTCCTGCCAGTCCAATACCAGATTACAGATATTGTCATCATCAGTAGTAGTCTTAATAATCACCGCATACTGCTGGTTAAAACCTAAAATCCATTCATTTGCCGACCTTGCGCCTACCGCTTCAAATGCCTGCTTTAAGGCCGAGCCGATAGAATGCTGCCATAATTCGGTGGTTGTAGTGATATTAGCGCCTGCTGCCTGGGTCTCATCGAACCGAGTAACAAAGCCTTTAACTGGCGTTGTTTCGATAGTCGATAATGTGCTTGCAATTCGTTTTTTGTTTCTATTGCGGTTATAAACCGTTAAGGTTGTCCCTTCGCCCACATCAATAGATGTATTCTCATAAAATGCAAACGCAGCCGTTCCGGTAACTTCCGCCCTGAATCCTAAATGAATCCTTTTGTCCATCGGGGTATTAAAGGCAATCACAGTCATCTCGTTCGTATTAGTAACGGTATTTTCGTAATGGCAGGTAAATAATTCACCTTCGTGCAATTGATGATGCACAATCGGTGTAGCGATACTATCAATCTCTAACCGGTTATTAGTATTAACGCCCGCCTTTCTACTTGAACCTGTCCCGTCTCCTATTATCATCTCAATTGCACACACTTAACCCAGTCGACATTCATAATTACATCGTTCGTACTATCGCCTTGACAGACGAAACTTACCGAAAGGGCGTCGGTTACAGGAATGCTCGTATAAACTACGGTCGTTAAAGCTATCTCTACACCATCGATAAAAGCATGGATACCAGTAACCCCGTCAATGTGAAAACCGAGGCGAATCCAGGTATCTTCTGCAAATGTACCTGCCGTTCCCATCGTATCCTTTACTTCGACGGTGGCTTTACACATATAAAAGTAATTAACACCGGCCAGTCCGGTCTCTACGCCGAATCCGATAAACTCTGAACTGGCGGAATCCAAATTGCCATTTGGTGATAACGTAGTATCCTTTGCCGCCAGGCCAACAAAGGATTCTATCGTAGTGGCGGTATCATCTATATTAAGTCTTGCCTCAAACCAGATGTCCTTATTTGCTACCGGCAGGAAAGGGGCTATCGTCTGCTGTATCTGTATCCCCCTATGCTGAGTAGTACATTCGCTGTCAACTTGCAGAACGCCACCTGCCGCATCTGCAATAACTAAACCACCTTCGCCACCGGCCTGGGTAGCCGTCCAGTTTGCTAAGGTAGGCGGGTCGGCATCAGTAATCTTATAAAACTGGTTAAAGTCATCGAAGAAAACATACGCTAAAGTCGGGTCGGCGGCTATCGCTAATAAGGGACAATCAGCCCACACACCCGTCCTGTAATCGGAATTATTGACTTCATCATAGAAGCCCTTAATCCCGCTTTTCCAATACGACCTTGTTTGTTGTGCGACCATAATTATCTCCTTATCTTAATTGAACACACCTGACCCAATCGACGTGCAGCATCGGGTCTTCCGTGCCTTCCGTCTGACAGGTAAAGCCGAGAGTAAGTGCATCGTCTACCGGAAGACCGGTATAGACTACGGTCGTTAAGGCGACTTCAGCCCCGTTGACGAAACAGTGAACGCCCGTAATACCATCAATATGAAAACCTAAACGAATATAAGTATTCTCTGCACAAGTAACCACTGAATCGCTTAACTCAGCTCCGCCTACACATTCATAAAACTTTATAGCCCCCGCCGCTCCTGTCTCCATTCCGAATCCGATATAGTCAGAGGTGGTGTCCAAATCGCCATCGTTCTTAATTAGTGTCCCATCAATTTTCGATAGACCAGCCCATAATTGAACCGTAGCGTAAGTTTCTAATACTTTGAGTCTCGTTTCGTACCAGATGTCCTTACCAGCGGCACATTTGAAGTGGGCTATCGCCTGCTGGATATGCAAGCCTTCATGCTGCGTAGTTGATTCGCTATCGACTTCTAAAATGCCAGTCGTACCTGTCAACAGTCGAAGAAGCCCTTTGGTATTACCGCCTTGCGTACAAGTCCAGCCCGACAAGGTAGGAGCATCAGCATCAGTGATAAGCGGGAACTGAGTGAAGTCCTCGAATACGATATATCCCAAAGATGGGTCGGCCTCGATTGCCAGTAGAGGGCAGTCTGCCCATACGCCGGTTCTATAATCAGAGCCGTTGACTTCTTCGTAGAAGTTTAATACGTTATCTTTCCAGTGCGACCTCAATTGTTGGTGTGGCATAATTTTTCTCCTTTATATTAATTTGACGCATTTAATACAATAGACTACCAGGTATTATTCCGGCGTACCGCCTCCGGCCTTCGCACCAAAGAACAGTTCCATTTCTTCCAGACCGGAAAGCGTAATACTTGTTGCTGTCTTAGCCACACCGTCAATATAAGGCGTTATAACGCTGGTTGTAGCAGCACCATCAAAGTAAAAGCCCAGTCTGTAAGATGTACCGCTAACGCAGGTCGTTTTCATCGTGGTAGCTGTTGAAGGCGTTCCGGCGTTGCTGCTCTCAAAGTAGATGTTCATAGTGGCGTCTACTTTGTAAAAGACAGCGCCATCGTAAGTGGCAGCGGGGCCGGCCCCGTCATCCACCAGGAAGTTCTCGGCAGCGGCATCCGCCAGACCGAAAACATAATTGGCTACATTAGTAGCGCCTTCCGTACAGGCATATTTGACCTCAAACCATAGCTTTTTGCCTTCGGCAAACAGCCAGCTTTCGCTGTCGCTTACCTCGTAAAATTCATCGTTGTCATCAGAATCGCAATACGTTGTATATTGACCACCAATACCTGCGGAGATTCCAGTAGTGCCTGTCGGTGCTCCTGCCGGGTGAACCTCTTTGGTAAATGATTCGCCGTCTGTATGCTCAAAAAAGTCTGTAAAGAAGATGTGCGCCAAACTTGGGTCGCACTTTATGGCTTGGATAGGACAGTTCGCCCATAAATCCTGACGCCAGGCGGAATGGCCTATCTTGTCCCAAAAGTTATGTACTCCGTTTTTCCAGTATGACCTTATTTCAGAAGCCATAGTAAACTCCTTTCGAGTTTAATGGATTCCCCCTACCCCCCGCTCCGCAAAGAGCAAGGGGGGAGGAGGAAAATGATTTAGTTAGTAATCGCCGTCGGCATTGCTGCCTTCGCATAGCGGGGCTTTGATAGAACAGCAACTCCGCCCAAAATACAACTTGTCGCATCAGCCCATACGCAGCTAACTTTTACCGTATCGTAGGGGTTGCCTATCGTAGGTTCTAAGTTTTCAGCATCAATCTCAACGACCATAAAACCGCCGCCCGTACCTATATCCTCGGTATTACCCACCCCTAAAGACACACCGGTTGCGGGCATCGCCGTCAATACCCCTAATGTATCGGCGGTGGCATCCAGTTCTATGCGATAGCCCCTAACGGGGGTGGCTGTAGTACAAGTCGTTACGTTCTCGCCCTTGTAAACGATAAGGTTAGTTGTAGTAGCTGCATTTGTATTCGTTGCACCAAAATTGAGTATAATCGTACAATGGTCGTAGCCTTTCATACTGACAATATCGCTCGTCATTGTCGAGTTGTTATAATCCGCAGGCGGTAGAATATTAACGACCTTATTCAAAAAAGTTCCAACCATAATAAACTCCTTAATCAGTTATCGCCGTAGGCATTACCTTGTTTTTGTAGCGGCCTTTCGATAGAATAGCGATAATACTCATTTGTGTATCCTGAGCCGCCCAGACCATACCCAATTTCACCGTATCATAAGGGTTCGCTATCGTTGGCTCCAAATCCGCCGCATCAATTTCAACCACAATAAATCCGCCGCCTGTATCAATGTCTAAGGTATTGCCTGAACCTATGGATACTCCGAGTACTGGTAATGTAGTTAATGCTCCTAATGTATCGGCGGTAGCGTCCAATTCCGCTCGATATTTACAGATAAAAGCCGTAGCGCAAGTCGTTACGTCCTCACCCTTACAGGCGATAAGATTCGTTGTAGTCGCTGCGCTTGTATTGCATAGACCAAACGAAATGACAAAGGTGCAATGGTCATAACCCTTCATACTGATAATATCAGTAGCTACTGTTGCGGCAGTCGCGTTTATAGATGCGTATGCATTTACAAGCTTGAATTCGTAAGTTCCAATCATAATTTGTCTCCTTTAGGTTATGCCCGTGCCGCCAAAGAAATAAACGAGCTTTGAGTAATCGTGCTTCGCTTCGTGGTGAACGTCGAAGATTCCCAGGGCTGACCGTCATATCTCATTACGAACCGATACGCTATTTCGTCATAATCAAACTTCAAGTGAATGCTTGAAGCTGTCGCTATTGCCGATGCGCCTGCCTTCTGGCCGATAAGGTATTGACGCCAATCACAGAGAAGAATATCGCCCGCATCACCGATAGTATCGCAATGCTCGGTCAGGATTAAAGGCCTGCCGAGAATCGTTTGATACGGTGCGCCTGGTACAGACTGAACCAGACCAACAGCGCTACCACCGGTTCCAACAGCCATCTCCAGTTTAGCAAGTTGCGGGAAGCAATCATTATGGGCGAACCATACAGCGCTGCCCATACCTCTCGGGCGCAATCTCGACCACATTTTAAGAATATTATCGGTAACAATCGTATCCGCTACCTGGTCAGTTTCTTTAGGCTGCGAAACTAAACAGGCAGCATTCATAATACCTAAAGGCATTGCCCCGCCCGTACCCCAGATAAAGTCCTCGTCTTCCTGCCAGGCAAAGGCCTCGCTAAACATACGACTCATTAGCGGGGCTATACTAATCGGGCTATCCTCAAGCAGTTCGTCAGAGACATAAACTATCCCACAGAGTTTATGTAGCGTTAGTTCAATCTGCCCGAATGCCGGCTTAGTCGGGTCTTTCTGGCCGGCTTCGCCAGGCCTTACAAGAGCAATCCCACCGTGCGTACTCGATGCATGCGTCCAGTCCTCGACAGTAGGGATTTTGATTGCGTTGCTTTGCATCGGGATAATCTGCGCCCTGCTGCGAATAAGAGATGCCTCAATAAGGTTCTCCATTAGCATAGCCCTAAACTCGGTAGGTACTAAATAACCGCCTTGAACCTGGTCGCCTTCGGCCATGTGTCCGGCTGTCTTTACGCTCTTATCCCAGGTCGCTAACTTATTCGATATTGACCGCCCGCCTGGGCCGGCTTTGTAAACATCGTTGGCAAACTGCCATAACTCATCATAGCCAGCAGTCTTATCAAGTTTCTCAGCAGCTTCACCAAAGGGAGGCCTTTTTTTCTCGCTTTGCGCGGCAAGTTTGGCATCCACCATTGCTTCCAATTTTGCCTGCTCGGTTTCTACCTCTTTAACAATAATGACGTTATCGACCTTCGGATTATGCTTTTCGGCGAGACCGTCTTCAATAAGCTGGTTGCCTATCTCATCCGGCACTTCTAAAATCTGATATTCCGATGGCTTATAGAGGTCATCTCCGTTTTGCCATTCTTTAACTAATTTGATTTTCATAATCAGTTCCTTAAAATGTTAGTTACCGCCTATAATCTCCACCATCTTACAACTAACATTTCAGCTTTACTTTTTAGCGAACGTCTCCATTGCGTCTGGCTAATTACTCTGGCTTCATTCGTACATAATTCCTTTTTTACGTTTGATATAACGGTCTATTAACAAATCGTTATTCGTCTCTGTTTTTACAGGTACTTTGTTTATGACCTTGACCGGATAACGAGTTATTACCTTACATTCACATCCTTCCGATTTCGCCGCCTCGAATGTCCCGCCCCTTGCCGAACATACGGACTTTGCTGAGCCTGCCGTCCAAATCTTTTTATCGAAACGCAGAGCTTGTATTTCGCTTTTGTTCGGCGACTTAATACCATAAATTACATCAATACATTTACCATCGTGCTTTTGGGCGCATTTCTGCCTGCGATATTTTGGATAATTAGGCGGCTTTAGTCGACAGGAATGCTCGTTAGGATACGGTTTCAATATAGCTTCCTCCTCAATATCTTTTTCTATCATATCAGCAACAACCGTATCAGGGTAATATGTTATCTCCTCCTCAATACCAAGTTCGTCCTGTGTTTCCTTCGATATGGATATATCCTTGCTCTTAACGGCAGTAGCAAGGGCTTCGGGATTGGCTGGTACGGGCACGGCAGAGAACTCTAACAGTTCCCATTTATCATATATCCGCTTGGCCTCCGCCCAGTCCGGGTTTTTCTTGACCTCATCAGGTGTAGGCGGGTGCGAACCATCCTCGGCAGGTAAGAATCCAACACTAAAGGCATTAAGAAATTTGCCTTTGAATAATTGATATATCTCGTCGGCCTTTTCGGTTTCGGCAAATCTAACTTTAGCAGTAATAGTCTTTCGGGCACTCTTTATCCATAGAGCCTTGCCGATAGGGGTTTCTCGATAATCGTGTGCCCACAAGACGACAGGGTTCTTGAGATATTGCTCATAGTCTGCGCCTTTAGGCAATAAGACTTCCTTCTCTCTATCTACAGCGCTGGTAGAGATGACCGCCGTTACAGTACGCTCCTCGTCATCAACATCGGCTTTAGCGACGTACGTTTTTCTTATTAGTTTTTCTTCTGGCATTTCTCTTGCCCTTAATCAGTTTATTTTTTGTCTTTGTTATCATCCTTCGCCTTCTGTTCTTTTTTTAGTTTGCGTAAAACAGGGTCAAGGTGTAATCCGCACTTAATACAAGTCCCTGGCACTGAATCCATAGCGCAGTGCCATATCTTGCAGTCTGGGCATAGCTTGGCTTCCTTTTTAGAGACGTGCCGGCCACAGGCTTTACAAAATACAATCAGCGGCCCTAATGGAGCGGGCTTAGCAGGTTCCCCCTTTTCGATTTTAGGCGGATTCGCAATAAGAGCCAAAATCTGCTTTACCGTTAGATACCTGTCTACGTCTTCAATGCCTATCGATGTAGCGTAGGCAATTAGCTCTGCCTTATTCATATTTTTGATTTTCTTTGCCATTAGAACTCCTCAATAACTGGCACTATCGTACATCTACAATTACAATGAAGCGGCGGATGGCCGACATCTTCATAGACAAAAGACAAACTGCGGTCGCCGACCTCAAATTTACTACCCTTCTCAAAATAGTAGGCCTCGACCGATATAGTTTTGCCATCCATTTGAGGACAGAAATCACAACTCCTATCGTCGGCTGCGCTTAGCCATTGTTTCTTTTCCACTATCCCCGATTGGATATAGCCTTGCACGGCCCCTTCATTCCAGGCCCAGATGGTCTCAGTGCGGGCAATTCGTGCGGCAGAGTATCTCTCTAATCCCTCAAAAACGCCCTCTACCCGCTTACGTAGAATAGGAATCGTCTCGCTTGCCTCTAATCCCTCGGTAAGGGTTTTGCGCAGCCTTTTAGCTATATCGCTATTGGTGGATTGGACACTGCCTATACGCTGCCTCTCTAAGGCATTCATAACTTTAGGGTTCATAGGGTCGAAGAATTCTTCCTCAGCGATTTGCCTTAATACCTTCTCCCCGCCGCTCATAAGGGTATATCTGACAAATGGCTCTTTCTTTTCGCCTAAGACCTTGTCCCATTTCTGCATATCGAATATGGCGGAGATAATATCGCCTTCAGGGGTCTTTATAGCTTTGACTTCCCTATCGAAATTAGCTAATATCTCTCTTGCCTGCGCCCTGAAGACCTCCTGAACGGCCTCTACAAATGGTTGATTTATGAAATTAGTCGGATGGCCCATCGGCGGTAACCTGCGAGGAGCTTTGACCGTCTTTATCTTTTTTTCTTGCTCCGGTAACTCGCCCTGCAGACCACTGCCGACAGGTACTAAAGTCATCGGCAACATAGGCACATCACCCCAGTCAACTTCCTCAAGGCCATCTATCTGCCGTTCTTGATTTATAGATGCATAGCCATTCTTAATATGCGAATCTTGTTCTTCTAATCTGAATTCCTTATCTTGCGGTACAGGATTATCAAAAGCACAGAACAGCCTTGCATCAAACATCGGCAGTAGTTTCTCATTTAGCTTTTGCTCTACCTTGCAAAGCCGAGGCCGAACAGTATCTTTCATATACGAATAGTCACCGGCCTCAGCATTAGCCCTATTCACATTTTCTGTAGTCAATTTGCTCATCGGTACGCCAAAAATTGCGGCTATTTCATTTAGAGTGGCCTTGCGGCCTTGCAGGAAAGCCATCTCTTTAGGCGTTAAGGAAAGTTTTGCTATCTCCGCCCCACCAAATAGATATGCTGGCTTGCCTGCTTTCTTAATGCCACCAAACCGTTGAGTCCATTTCTTTATTGTCCGCTTTTGCTCTTCCTCTGGCGGCGTTCCCGCTTCGACCGGTAGTTTAATAGCGAATTCGGGTATAGCACTATTCTGCATTAAGCTGGTCTCGTAGGTATTCATACTGACACTCAAATCAGCAGCTACTACACAGGCTTGCAAAGGACTAAGACCATAAAAGACACTTCTGGGATTGACGTTTTTGAAATGAACCATTCTTTCCGGCTCGACTTTATATATATCAATCCTATCCAGAGTGTATTCAAAGTAGCGAATAAACTTCTGCTTATCGGGAACAATCTTTACATATTGAGACATCAACGGCCAAATCTCGTCCGGTACACCTATGTTGTTCGTTAAGATGACCCAGTAAGCGTTACCTACTAAATCCAGGTATAGGAACATCTCCTCTGTTAAATCAAAGCCGTTTCTAAAATCATTCACTTTAGCCATTAGCTCTAAGAACGGGTGTTCTAAAACTTCCTCGACTTCTACGGCCTTTGATACGGCTTGCCATGTACTCGGCGATTTAGCAAGGTAATCCATACGCTCTGGTCGTATTGACCTGGTGGGGAATAGCGATTTGGTCTTTTTGCCAGTTCTTGCCGCATAGAGCCGCAGGGGTATCTGGGCACAACTTACAGCGTTGATATGGGCGCAGGCATAAACCCAGCCAGTATATTTCTTAACGAGGGATTCATAGTCTTCTTCGGGATAATACGGACGCCCCACCTGCCAGGGGGAAATACTCCAAGCCCCAGGCATATCTGCCGCTTTTAACAACCATAGGGCAATCCTGCTTCTTAAGCTCATATAAGCCCCTATATAGAAAAACGTTCTTCTATATTAAAGGGCGAATGTTACTTAAAATTTGTCCAGAATATTGGAATCAAGGCTTGACGTATATGATAAAAGCTTGTAATTGTGAGATGAAATCGGTTTTCCGTCAAATAACTGGGGATTTGATTTTTTTAAGCGTAGCAGCAGGCGTGTAACATTACTTCGAGAGCAGCCCATTAGTTTGGCCGCTTCCAAGTGCTTGCAATCGTGCAAATAACAAAATCTATATGCCTCAATCTGTTGTCTCGTCGGTCTTCGCATCCGTGCTTTCGGCTTGTTCTTGTGCTTCTATCTCGGCCAATACTTCAAAGAGACGTTTTTCATTGACCTCGTAAAACTTACTTTTTCACCTTCAATTATCATTTTCGGTCTCTTTTCACTGGGAATTTCTTTGCATATTGTTTTAGCATTTCATTTTCCGCCTTTTGGCGAAACAATTGCTTTACTCTTCACAATAGACGATAAAGCCAATTATGGCGTTGTTGCCAGCGGTCTTTATGCCAAAGTATACAGTTCATATATTCTTCATAAGGCGGCCTATTCATTTTCGCTGCTTGTTTTAATATTGATTTTTTGTAATTATTGATAAAATCAAAGCTATAGCCACCCCAAAAATAGCCACCTGTTTCTTCAGTCATTTCTATCCTTTCAATAAAAACAATCCCAAAAGCCGCCCCACCATAAAAGCAAGGCACTAAGTATTAAACTTATCAATATCGACCAAAAGTTCCAATCGCTTCGTGGCTGTCCGTGCTTATTTGCGGTTGCACATAAACTTATTATAGCCAGCAATATCCATATTATTTGTGCCATTTTCCTATCCTTTCAATATTCCATCCAGCCTGCCTCGCCAAACATTGCGTCCCTATCTTCCTTTTCTTCTTCTATCAGTATCCCCGCCCTGGAGCCGCCTTTGACTTTCATTATACCATATCTTTCGGCGTCCATCAAGTGGTCTCTGAATTTTACGGGTTCTGGTAAAGGGTTCTTGTCTCTGTCCTGCTTCCATTTATAGCCCTCCTTTTCTTCCCTTAGATGAATACTATCAGCTGTAAGATGGCATTTATATGCTTTAACAGCCTGTATACCTTCTCGTACTGAGTTCTTGCCCTTGTAGCAGGGATGGATATTAAATCCAGCATTGGCAATTTCGGTAATAGTCTTTGGGTCTTCCGAATCAGCTATAATCTCCTCGTAGTCATCTTTATCGATTATCTCTTTTAAGCTCTGGATTATCTCTGGATTAGTTAAGTTCGTTCGATACAACCACTCCTTCTCCCAGACTTGATTGCCGATAAACCTCAATTCCACTAAGGCGGTAGGATTAACATAGCCGAAATCAAGTCCCCATATCTTCCGTTCGTACTCTTCAGGCATATCCAGCACTATATCCCAGTTAGTATAGATTATTTGAGTAGGTGTAGCCCATTCACCTCTACGGTATATCTTATCATATTCAACATCCTCGTCGGCCAGGTCTTCAATATTCTGATATTCTTCGTCTGACAGAAAGGGATTTTCGTCATAATTGATATGCAGCAGTTGTCGCTTGTCTGTATCGCCCGTTTTCGTTGCCGCTGAAATCCACTTATTACCATACGGGTCTTCAGGATTAAACGATGTAAATATCTGATTTATAGCCCCATTAGGCGCTTTATGACGGCAGATTGTATTCAAAAGCATATATTCCCGTTTTGTAATACGAGTATCAGAACTTAAGCCGGCCAACTCCTCTATCCAGATATAGTTAATGCCCTCTATAGACTTCTTTTTAGCTATGTTATCCAGACCGTCAAAGGTAAAAAAATTGCCCCTTGTATTATAGATTTTAAGCTCTGTCTTGTTCTCAGTAATCTCAACGCCGCCTTTATCAAGATAATCGTGTATTAACGGCCAACAGCTATCCTTAACGGCGGGACGGGTCTTTCTAAGTATGAGGATGCCTATGTTACGCAGCTTACAGAATTTCTCAAATACAAGGTGCTGTGCTATTGTGTGAGACTTACTACTCGACGCCCCACCCCATAGCCAGTTATTCCGCTTCGTGCTGTTCTTTAGCCAGTCGTAGGGCTTACGGTTGATTTGGATTAGGGGAGTTTCGATATTAATACCAACTCTATTGAATAGCAATCATAGTGCAATTCTTTAATAGCCTTTTTAAGATTTAATCTTGCCTTCTCAACTCGATCATTATCAACAATCTCACCGTCTTTCCAGAAGACTGTAAAATATGTATAGCAATCGCTAAAGATAATACCGTCGCATAAGTCGGCGGCCCGCATCAATTGTCCTATATGCGGATAAGGACTCATTCGCACCTTGAAAACCGCTTCAGTCATTTTCTCTCCTTTGGGTCAACGTGAATTGGATTCATAAGTCTTAAGCCAACATTCCCCTCTACAAATCCGAGCATGTGGCTCTAAATAGAAAACTACCCATCCACGTTTTCGCAAATACCGCATCATTATTCTGTGATGAACCGATTTGAGATTACGCAAAAACACTTTTAACTTATTCATTTTTCTTTCCTTAATTTAGGGTCAACGTATTCCAACCTTATTACCTGTTCTGGCCTGCTATCGGCTTCGCCGGCCAGGAACTCACTTAATCGGATAAGCGTATCTACATCCCTGAATTGGGGCTTCAACTTTGTTATTGCTATTGAATGCTGCTGATTACAATTGGGGCATATTACTTCAATACTACCCTTTAGCCATTGTGCCCATACAGCCTTAGCCGATTCGACCAGCTTCAAGTCTTTGACCTTATCCCTGATTATAGCCGTATCGTTCTTTTTGGCAAGGGCAAGAGCGTTTTTATCATCTCGTTCTATGACCCGTTTCTGCCAACCAAAGGCCTTGCTCCATTTAACCAATGATTGCACTGAAACGTTAAATTCCCGACCAACCTTTGCTAAACTGCGTTTCTCCCCCAATTTGTAGTAATACTCAAAGGCTTCTCGATGGCGCAAGGTCTCTATCATTCCCATATTCCTGTTTTAATAAAAGGGCGGACAGGATTCGAACCTGCAACTGCCAGCCACGTTGGGGCATTCCCGCTTACGCTGACACGGTAATCTTTGCCTACCGCTGCTTCTTCTATACACCGGCCACCGCCCTTATAATCTTTTCAAATATTGCCCCGCCCCGGCAAGTCCGTTTTATCTGGCTTACATCCGTTTACACCATACCAGAGCGGAGCATTTCGCTGGGGTCAGCAGCATTAAGTTATCGCTTTTCGTGCATCGCCGATATTGTTATACATCATCGACTTTACTATTGGCGCAGTAATCTCAGCATCGGGCAAGGTTGCAATCTCACGCAAGGTTTTCTCCCTGCCTTCTTTATCTGCCTGTCGCTTGTTGGCCTCTTTCTTTTTGCTTCGATTCACAAGCAATAATACAATGCCTTCAAGCAAAGATAAACCCAAAAGTATTGGAGCCGCATAAGGATTCCAAGAGGTTGAAGCGGTGGTTCCGGCTTTGGCTAATCGAACATAATTACCAAACCCATCATCTTCTATCATACCCGCATCCTGAAGAGCCTTTGCAAAAACTAACATCTGCGGTTGAACTCTATCTATTTCCTCATTTGCTTTATCAATTTTAACTGCAAGCTCTTCCTTAATTATCCCCTCTAACTTAAGCAAATCAATGATGTCGCCCATCTCTTTCTGATAGGTATCCACCTTTTCCGAAAACAACATTGCTTTCTTAGAAAAAGTCTGCACATCTCTTGCTTCTGGTAGACACCCCACCGGCATTACCAGTAACACCATACATAAAATTAGCTTTTTCATTCTACATTTCCTTTCAAAATAAAATTGTTTCGTTTTCAACAATGTCCTATTATATAAGTAAATCGGCAAAAGTGATACGAAAATCCTTCCTTTTTCAAAAAAATATCAGAGGTTCTTCATCGGTCTCCTTTCAGGGCTTGCTCAAGAACTCTCCGATTTCAGTTATAAGCCCTGATTGTGAATTGTTTTTACATTCTATATTAGGCAAAGCAGCTTGCAATAATGCTTTCAGTCGCTTGTTCTTGGCTCGGAGTTGCTTTACGTCTTTCCATAAACATAAATCCCCATCACGACAAAGATGAATCAAGCCTCTATTGCTGGCTTTATATCTGTCCATTGTCAGTCTCCTTTCTCAAATAAAGCCATTTGGCCTGCCTTTTGCTCTTGGACGGGCACGCCTGTATCTACCGCCTCAAGTCTCTGGCGGGCGATTTCACAATACTTCTCGGATATGTCTATGCCAATATATCTACGGCCTAACTTTTTGGCGGCTACGCAGGTAGTGCCAGAGCCGCAGAAGGGGTCGAGGATGAGGCCGTTTTCTTGAGTACACAACCCTATCAGTCTCAAAACTAATTTCAGCGGCGTCATTGCCGGGTGTCCATATCTATCTTCGTTAAAATAATATCCTTCCCCGGGCCAGCGTATATCTTCCCATAAATCTGGAGACCAAGTATGAGAAATGTTTTTGGCGGAGGTTAAAACCGAGCGATATTGCAACGAAAAACCATTAATTCGGTTATGGCTAAAAGCACCCATTTTTACAATGATTAACTTGGACCCGGGCAGGTTATTCCACCAAGGCAATAGTATTTTAGCTGAACTGCCCAAAATAAGCTGTATTGAATCTGAAAGTTTAGTAAATTGCTCAAGCAACAATATTATCCCGTTCTCGTATTCCTGTGGCGTTAGCTTGTCGGTAGAATTTGCATAGTTTATGCCTACGTTGTACGGTGGGTCAGTCAGCACCAAATCCACACAGTTATCAGGCCAGTCCTTCATAA